CTAATTTAGCTAGTGAAGTATCTGATAGAGAAACAGCTGTTGCTAATGAAAAAGCTTCTAGAGAAGAAGCTGTTGCTAATGAAAAAGCTTCTAGAGAATCAGCTGATAGTAGTCTACAGAGTCAGATTGATGATATTTTTAGTGGTAGTACTAAAGATCTTGTTGCTGATGGACTTGTTATAGGTAATTTTAGATTTACAACATCTGGTAATAATTTACATATTCATCATCGTAATGGAAATGGTGATTCTTGGAGTGAACCAGTATGGAAATTAAATGTAGAATAAATTAAACTTTAATATTTATAAATTTTTATGAAATAATTTCATAAAAATTTATTTAAGAAACTATCAAGAAAAAATTATATATTATAAATGAATAATATTCAAAAAAGATTTTTACTTTTTTTGTTAGGTTGTTGTGTAGTTCGTAGTTTACTTGTATATACAGCAAAAATAGGTAATAAAACTATATTAAATATTTTAGGTATTTTTGCCTTGTTTGTTTCTATAGGTTTTATATATAGATATTTGTCTGGAACAAGGACTACAGGTCAAGAAGTTTTTGGTGATGTTATATGGTGGAACAACTTAAGACCCGTTCATTTTATCTTATATCTATTATTTGCTATACTTGCTTTTAAAGGTGACAAAAAAGCTTGGATAGTATTGTTAGTAGATGTTATTATAGGTTTACTTGCCTTTTTAACTTATCATTTTAAAGCTGGTAATTATAAACTGCTATTATCATAACGACATAATGGACACTTTTTTTCAATGCTATTTTCTGTAATCTTATACCAACAATTATTACAAATTATATGATTACATGATAGCTTTAACATGTTTTTTTCATACAAACAAACACAGCAAATATCAATGATATTTGTTTGATTATGATTCCCTAATTGTTGCTCACAATCATAGCATAACTCATTATAATTTAAGATGTATTGAGGAAGTTTTTTCTTACAAAAATCATAACATCTACATTCTACTAAAACACAACAATTATAACGAGAGTAAACATAACCATGATATTTTTTATTTAAATTATTAATATTGCTACATAGTTCACAGTAGCATTTTTTAATACACTTACCGTCTCCAAGACAATTTGACATTATATTTATAAATAAATATTATTTATAAATAATACTTATTAATTAAAAATGTTATCTGGTACTATAGTAAATAATATGGGTATTTTTAAAAAAACAGTAGGTCGAAACAGACTCACTGGTATGTGTCATTTTAAAATTACAAATAATGTTTGCTACATCAACAATTTATTTGTTGATTATAAATTTAGAAACAATAAAATTGGAAGTTTACTACTTAGAAGAGTCGAGGATTATCTTAAATTTAACACACAAGCACTAACTGTAAAGGTTAATGTTAAAAATTACAGTCAAGACAGCACTTACGATTTTTATACAAAAAATGGATACAAAATTAAACACGAACATGAAAAATTGTATGTTGATGATTTTGGTGAATATAACATTATTACTTTGGAAAAGCCTGTATATAATTTTTCCGTATATAGTAAACAGTTTTAGTTATTTAACTATACGATAAGTTACATAACCATTTTTACGAACTATTTTGATTATTGATCCTTTTTTATAATCATAAAATCTTGCTATAGGATCATTCAATTTTATAACAGATAAGTTAGTACCAAACTTTTTTTTTATATTTTTAGATTCTTCATTTGGTAAACATATAAATATAGGTTGTAATTCGTGTTTAGTTATGTTAAAACTCAACTTTTTATAGCTAAACATTTCTATATAAATGTCTTTTATATCGTATATTAGTTTTTTAACTTGATTTGTAAATCCGTTGAAAAACACTATAATTAAATGACTTGTTTTGATATCTTTAATACTTAACATAATATTATTGAATAACTTTATAGTTATCTTAGAATCAACAAATATAACTAGTCCCATATCATAACAGGGTTTAACAAAATAAATCATTGTATCTTTTTGGTCTTGAAAATATAGTATATTATAATTTCTGGTATCTAACATTTCAAGACAATTTTTATAAATGGTATCAATCATTTTGTACTTACTATCTATGTCAAATTGTATCAAATTAAATTAATTTTATTGTAAAAGCTAAAATTATATATAATTGATTTTGTGTTCTACCGTTTTGATTAGATTTTTGTTGAGTGTTTTTTGATTATCTACTAAATATTCATATGTACAATTGTGCGATAACATATGTTTTCTACAGTAATAACTTTTACACTTGCATAGATATAAGTTTAATAGCATTTTATTGAGTTTTTTATTACATAACAAACATTTGTGTATCATGTTTCTATTTATGTAATCTAATTTTATAAATAATTTAGATTATAATAATAAATGTATAGAAGTTATCCTTGTAATTACAAAAAACTTAATAATTTAATAGAATCTAAAGAAAAATATTTTGTGAGTTATGCTATTAGAGGTCCTACAGTTACTTTAAAATCAAATTGTAATTGTATGAATGGTTGTGTATGTAATAATTGTAGTAATTGTCAACACGATAATACAGTTACTAATTCAAAGTGTAGTTGTACTTACAAAAACACTAATTAGTTGTTTAAGACATCATTAATGATATCTTCAACTTCATCATATGTTAAATTATTTGAATTGATATCATTATCTTCTTCCATAGATGACTCATTTTCACTTACATTGTCTTCTTCCTCCATGTTTGACTCGGTTTCACTTGTGTCTTGGATTTTTGATTCGTTTTCACTTATGTCTTGGTTTTTTGACTCGTTTTCACTTATGTCTTGGTTTTTTGACTCGTTTTCAACTTGATCTGCTGGGTTTTGATAGACAGGAACATTGTTTTTCTTTGTTTTCTTCTTAATTTTTCGATGCTTGGAACAAAATTCTTCTTTTGTTTTTGTACCGCATATTTGGCCTTTATTTTTACCTCTAGTAAATTTGTAGCTACATTCATGCTTTCCATTAACATTAGTTTCTTCTGTCTTGGTTTCTTCTGCCTTGGTTTCTTCTGTCTTGGTTTCCTCTGCCTTGGTTTCTTCTGCTTGAATATTGCTTGTTTGAAACTGTTGAATTGTCTGTGACCATAATTCTTGAAGTTCTTGTTGGTCGATCTGGTATTTTTTAGAAATATTTATTATAAAATTATTAATATTTACATCAATAATATTATTAATTAATGTTGCCATTTGATTAGTTGCCATTCTACTTAATTGTTAAAGATTTTTTAGCAAAAAAACAATTTTATTTAGACATTATTGAATCTATTAAATTCATAATCAAAATTTGTTGTTTCTATTTTTTCGTTTATCGTTGATTGTTTTTTAATACTATTTTTAACAATAGGTGTAGCAGTTTTGTATTGCTCGTCTTTTTTTACTAGTTTAATGTTGATTAAAGGAGAATTTAATGATAAATCTTCGTATTTTTTTTCGACCCATTCTATGTATTTTCTTGTTGATATTCTATCTTCTGGATATAGTGCTAGTTGTCTTTTAATGTTTGATTCTAATTGTAAATAATAGGCAGCTGCATGTTGATTGTCTCTGCTTTGTTCATCGTATTTTCCAAACTTAAGTATAGATATCATAATACCAGAAAAAAAACTTAGAAAAATACTGATAACATTTAAGTATTGGTCATTTTCGTTAATTAATGTAATTATACCAGACAAAGGTCCTGTAACTATACCTATTATTGATAGCATGTTGAATATGTGTTGGTTTTTTTCTGCTTTTTTTGTGTGTAGTAGATTTCGTGTGTTAGAATCGTTGGCTATTTGTAACAAGTTGTTTTCTAACTTGTCGTTCCATTTGATTATTTTGTTTTCTATATCTTTGTTTTCTTCCATAATATATATTTACATTTACAATTATATTTTATAAATATATAATAAATGTCATTTAGTGTAACTAAAGAAAAATTATGCGAAGGTGGATCCTATATGTGGGAAGGTAAACCTCAGCAACAATACTGTGAAAAATTGATGAGTACACCACAAGGTATTAAGCAATTTTATCAACACAATTGTGGAAGACCTTGGGCTGGTAGACCCTTAAGAAAATTTGAGTTTTATACTCTTTCTAATGGTAGATGGGAAAACAACCTAAAAGTATCACAATTAAGTCTTAATGGAACTATGTATGAATAAATTAAAGATATAATTAAAGATATAATTAATTACTTACTAATTATATCTCTACCTACCTATCTACAATAAATAAGTTTGTTCTGCTTCGTTTTTATTTACATCAAAACCATGTTTTAAAAATACTTGTTGAGTTGAAAGAATAGATTTTGGTATTCTATTTATTAATTGGTGTAAAGCATTCCGTCTTATATTATTATATTGTTGTGGTGATAATGTGAACGACTTTTCTACAACTTTTGTAATGTCATTTTCTGATATAGTAAAACAACTTGAACCTGAAATTCCTGCTTTTTTAGATAATGATGTAACATAATTTAGACCATTATCACTACCTAAATTGTGTTTTTTATTTGATTTTATTAAAAGACAATTGTTCATATCTTTAAAAAATTCATTAATTGGTGGAATATCAGTTGTGATTAACAAATTACCATTTTCAATACTTTCATATAAACTATGTCCGAAACCTTCGCAAGCACTAGGTAATATAACGAATCCAGCATGTTTTTGTAAATTAATAAAGTCTTTTTTTGATAATAAATCGAAAAAATGTATATTTTCTTGATTTTTTAAATCATATTTTAATTTATATCTGCAACCTTCTGAACATGTTATAAACAGATGAGGCCATTGTGGATTATTATTCCATGTTTTAATAAGTATATCCGTATTTTTCATCCACGATTTTCCAGCTGGATGAAAGTAAATCGAAAGAGATTTTGGAAAATTACAAAGTAACTTGTCATTAGGTATAATAGAAGGAAACATAAATTTATCAACTAACCAACTACAATTATATGTTTTTTTTAAATTAGAAAATATATCATAGGAATATTTGTTTTTACATAATACTAAACGAACATGACCTTTAGTTAACAACATTTCTTCATCAATTTTATCAACTAATTCTTGATTTGGTATAAACACATAACCATTTTTACATTTCTTGTTTGGTATGTGTTCAATCGTTATAACTTCATCACCTTGATGTATTTCATATATTATTGTAGCAAAATTTCTTCTATGTGTTTTTAGTCTTGAATTATTTAATAAACTTAGATAAACATCAAAATCTTTACCTAATCCTGTATTTTTTCTATATGAATGAGGTTTAATAATATTACTAATTGAAGGTATACTATCAAAATTAATTACAGTATAGCTTTCCTTTTTAAAACTATTAATATCTATCAATTTATTTTTATATATATGATGCAAATATATTGATAACAAAATAATTATAGCTATTAATACTAACCATATTTTTTTGTGTTTAATTGCCTTTAATTTTGTAATTATTACTGAAAGTACAGATAATAAAATAATAACTAATATTAAAAATATCATAATCTTTATTATTAATAAAAAAATATAGTTTAACAATAATTGATTGTTAAATTATATAAATTATATAATAAATGAATAAAAGTAATTATAAAAAACATAGTGATATCAAAACAATGTGCTGCGATTACTCTTATAATGACCAGAGTAAACTAAGCAACACTAAATTTATATCACAATTCAGCAATGTATATAATTTAAACATGTGGGAAAACGATCTAGTCCCTAATAGTAAGTATGTTAATGATTACATTAGATTTTTCAAAAGACCAATTATCAGACCTAGAGATGTAAAGTTTACTAAAAACTAGATTTAACATAATTCTAGTACTACCATCTTTATATGAAAATATGATATGTTTTGATTAATAATAGATTCTTTGATTGGTCTAAGCTTATCACAACCAACTTTATCAATAACTTGTTTAATATCATCAATCATGTCTCGAGTAAGATTAACTCTATCTAAATCAATTTTTTCTTTTGTATTAGACCATTTCTTAATTAGGTGTTCTTCTATAGTTCTTGCTTTTAGATTTCTTGTAGTAGCAATATCATCAATTGATTTACCCATATTGTACATTTCATAAGATACATCGATTGTATTTGATTTTCGGGACATATTACTATTATCAGACACATTCTTAGGTTTATGACCATTGGTTATAAAATACTCTCCATAATTAGATATAAAATCTAATGATATACCGTTAATCAGCCACAATTCTTCTAGAGTATTTGGCTTTTGATTAGCTATATCTTGTAAGGTTTTATCACTCACAATCATATATGGTTTAACACCTAACTTTTGAGACAACTCTTTTCTAATTTTTATAAAATTATCAAAAACAATATTTGATGTTGTACTCGATTTTTTATCAAACACAACATGTGATTTTATAGGTAAACACTTGTTGATATCTTTACCAATAGTTACAACATAAAAATTTTGACTACCATACTTTTGTTTTACTAGGATATTTTTGGTAATCAAAATTTCTATTATGTTTCTAGATAAATTTTTATCTTTATCACTAAACACACCAAAAAACTTATTTCTTTGCTCATGCTTAATCGAATTGTCTCGAGAACCTTTTAAGATTAACAACAACTTGTTTACTCCAACATTATAACTCAATGATTTAACCAAATTATACACAATTAAACATTCTTCTGAAATATCTTGTTTGTCATCTTCATCTCTATTACAGTTGTCACAAATGTTACACTTTTCTTGATTGCTGATGTCTAACTCTGTTGAAAACACCCCATTTTCAAAGTAGTATTCAATCATTTGCTGTCTACACAAATTCATTTCGGATACATATTTCTGAATAATGTTTAGCATATTGAGATTGTGTTGTCGTTCTTCTTGTTTTGTAACTTTCGATATAAAATAAAGCGATGTGTTAAAATCGCTATCACTATAAAATAATATAACCTCACTATCTATGCCATCTCTGCCAGCCCTACCTATTTCTTGGTAGTATGTTTCTATATTATTAGGACATCCATAGTTAATGATAGTTCTTATGTTTGGTTTGTCAATTCCCATTCCAAACGATATCGTTGCTACAATTATGTTGATATCATCATTTACAAACAATTCATGATTTTTATTTTTTTCTTGTTGACTCATACCTCCGTGATATTTAACCGCACTTATACCATTATCATTTAGTAAATCAGATATTTTTTCAGTCATTTTTCTAGTAGGAACATATATGATTGTTGGTGTGTTTTGTTTGATAAACAATTTGATGTCATTTAATATGTTTTTGGATTTTTTAAAAACCTTTATTTTTAAATTAGTTCTTTTTGTACCAAGATTGTATTGTATAACTTCTTCTACATTTAAAAAGGTGTACATATCGTCAAGTACTTTGGGTGTTGCTGTAGCAGTAACGGCAAGAAGAGGTATTTCAGAAAAAAATTGTTTGATTACATTTAGTTGTTGATAGCTTTGTCTGAAATCGTGTCCCCATTGTGATACACAATGAGCTTCGTCTATCGCAACCAAACAAATATGTTCAATAATATTGGTAAATACATGTATGTTTTTAATCAAAAACTCTGGTGTAGTAAATATAATGTTATTATTAACAATTTTTTTAATATTTACACTTGTTTCAGAATTTAAACAGATTGAGTTAATTTGTTTGTGTTTTAGGTTAAATGATTGGTCATTCATCAATGAAATCAATGGTGATATGACAATAGATATTTTTTGTTGATAAGTAGCAGGAAATTGGTAAAGCAATGACTTCCCCCCTCCAGTTGGTAGTATAGCAAACACATCTTTGTTATCGAGTATGTCTTTAATTATTTCTTGTTGATATTCACGAAATGTATTATAACCATATGTTTTTTTCAAGTGTTTTTCCATTTCCATCTTATTTTTTTATTAAAACTAAATAATTAATTAATTTTATTTAAACAATAAAATTAATTAATTAGACTTAAAGGAGAATATATTAACGGAATTCATCAGACAACATGTATCAAGATAAAGAAACAGAATATTTAAATAAATTAAATTTTGATAATATTTCACCATCTACGAAAACTTTTACTGTAATGACTAACTTAATAATAGATATAAACAAGATCTTTGATAACATACCTATTACAAAATACAATGTTATCAAAAAAAAAAGAGGTAGGAAAAAATTATCAGAAAAAACTACACCCCCGCAACAACTAAACGAAGGAGACATTATAAATGTAAAATTCAATGATAAGATCAGAGGTGTTGAACTAAAAAAACAAAAAGCAACCAAAATTAAGAAATGGTTTAGAAATTCTATTACTATTATAATTTTCTTTGATAAGTTTATAAATTTCAAAGTATGTAAAAATGGTACTTTACAAATTACAGGTTGTAAATCACATCTACATGTCATTAAATGTATAAAATCTTTGTGGACTTTTATAACGAGTCTAGACAATTGTTATAAATTTAAAGAAAATAACGAGTTATCAGCAATAATCATACCATGTATGAGAAACATTGATTTCTCATTAGGATTTATTATCGACAGAGAAAAACTTAACACACACATATCCAACCAAAAAATTAATTGTTTACTAGAAACTTCTTTTGGCTATACTGGAGTTAACATTAAAATACCAACAAACAAACAACTATACGATATTGATATCTTAAAAATATCGTATAAAAATGAAAATTGGATTCAACAAAAAGTAAATTACACTGAATACCTTAAAATGCTACCAGAGAAAAAGAGAAAACAAAAGTTAGAAAATAAAAACTTTAACACTTTCTTGATTTTTCATAGTGGAAAGGTGATAATGTCTGGTACAAATTACGAACTAATGCACGATACTTTTTATGAGTTTATAGAAATTATCAAATTAATTAAAGATGAGGTTAAAGAGCAACTAACCATAGAAAATGAAGAAGAACTCACGATGGAAGAAATAGAATTATTAATGAATTGTTAAATAATATTTTTTAATATGTATTCGTTGATAGTAGTAATACCGTTTATGTTATCTTGTACTTTACTAGACAAGGTGTTATCTTCTAGTAACTTGTTTGCTACACTTGATGCTACACTTGATGCTAGTTTATCTGAATCTATAGTTTCTACAATTTTGTTTGTAATATTAGTTATTAAATTTTCTAAATTTAATTTAGTAACTATTTTATTTATAATTTTTTCATTGTTTAGAGTATGTGTAGCATTGCTGAAATTGTACATTAGTTTTCTTAATGAACAAAATTCTTTACTTTGTCTACGAGCTCGTTCTATGCCTATATGGGATATTTCTCTACCACCTTGTAGTTCAATCTTGAGTTTTAAAATCTCATCTTCTGTCAAACCCATCATTTTTTGGTACG